CGACGATGGACGCAGTACGGATAAAATATTGATTATAATGAGTCGCATGGGACTTTCCATGATGATAAGACGTATTCTTACCTACGGGAGACTAAACCAGACCGAATCGTGAAATAATAGTTCCAAATATCCTATTATTATAGCGGCCCTCTTTTAGTGGAATAAATTGTAGGGACGGGTGCAGTTGGTACATTATAGTCGATTTTATAAGGAAACAGAATGAATATCTCAATTGAACAACTCAAAAACCTAATAATGAAATATGATTACGATCATGGAGAATATCCAGAGAGTGATTATGAGGGGCTTAGTGTTTATGAATTTATATGTCATGAATTAGGCATTAAATCTGATTTTGAGTACGATCATTTTAATAAAAAATATGCTAAGTTGTTAAAAGAAACTTTTAAGGAAAATAATAATGAGTCCACAACTTAGACAAAATATTCAAAAATTTTTAGTCGATTGTGATAATCCTACTAATGAAATTAGCCGTGAGGCTTATCTTTATAATAGCCTACAAACAGCCTTAAATTTTTTGAGGATGGCTATTATTGATTATTATAAGATTGAATCTGACGAAAATGATCTACAATCTGCTACTAAAACTTGGATAGAAGCAGTCCAAAAATATTATGAGAATGAGCCAAATCGTAAAAAACTGACCCAAATATTCATGAGAGGATATTTTTCGGGTTGGAGTGAAAGGGAAGTGGCTACCCTAGCGGACAAATTATTTAAGAACAATCAAGATTATCCATTGAGATAAAAATGCAGAGCAGTAAATCTAATACTAATAAAAGTTCGTTTAGAAGCGATGCTCTAAATATTCATTTCTTTCATCAAGGAATGATGTATAATGATAAATATGGTATAATGTTTGGTCCAACTAAAGGTCATGCTAATCCTCCTATTTCTAGAGCAGAACTTAAATCTTTAGCTGATTTTATATATCAGTATTTGGAAAATCACTAATGAATAACTTGTCTACTTATAATATTCTTTGTGTTAGTTTCTATTTTAGTATCTTATTGGGAACACTAATGAATTTTATGGAAAAACCAGAATATAGTTTTCCTCCTAATATGGGGTGGATAGTTATGCTGGGTCTATTGACTATCTTAAATAAGGATAATAAATGAATGAACTTTATGATTATCTACAAACTCTAATAGGCACAAAAAATTGTCCTATTATTTCTATTCATCCTGTTTTTGGAACAACGGAAAACTATTTTGAATTAACTATGAAAAATGGCGAGAATATAAGGGTATCAGAAAGTAAAATTTGTATAACTAAAGACTGGAGATATGCTAGACCGATGGTTGGTCTTGACGAAATGGGCCTACCAATTTTTATAAACAGTTGGGATGACAAAGTAAAAAGGAGTCTAAATAATGAGTAAAACATATAAACTTGCATATATGATTGTGCCACTTTTGGCTATGGGATGCCAACCAGATGTTTCCCAACTTAAACAATATAAAGTTACTATCACGAATTCTAATGGTATGATTCATAAAGAAAAGACTATTTATAGTACTAGTGTTCCAACTGTACATTTTATTGGAGATACTTTAATGTATTTTGATTGGCATGACAATAATTGGAGACAAAATAGATTGCCGGTTGGATGGTTAGCAGAAATATAGCCTATAGTTGAACAAGAATAACTTATGGAGAATAAATAGTGAGTCCTCATCCTTTAGATACTGTTACGGTGTTTATCAATGATGCAGAAAAATATGGTCTTGTGCCAGAGGTTATTTTGTCTGCTCTTTTATATATGAAAAATAATCCAGATCGTGAAATTGAAGATGCGATAAGTTATGGTTTTTATGAGTGGATAAAATGAAGCTATACATAGCAGTATTGGATGAATTTCCAGATTACATGACTCCAACTTTAGTAGCCCATGCTGTATTGGGGGCTCATTTAAAGTTTCAAGACAATGTAGACTATCAGAATTGGTTAATTAATTCTTTCAAAAAATGTGTTGTTCGTGTTAATAAAAAAGAATTTGAAAAAATATGCGAATTACCAGAAGTTTATCTGGCTCATGAAAATCATACATTAAATGCTCAAAAATCTTGTGCAATTCCTGTGCCATGCGAAAACGTACTTTTGCCAAATGTATTAAAATACGCTAAATTATGGAAGCCTATATGACAAAAATATATAGTATTAGATTCAATGAATATTTTATGCAAAAACAATACGAGTCTTTAATAAAAAATGGTTATCATTGGAAACAAGCCGAAAAAATAATTATAAAACAATGGAGAGAACATGGTTATTGAAATAAGTCATCATTGGCAGTCAGATAAATATTTGTGGACTTTGTACGATGGGCCGGATGGTATTGACAAAAGAGTAGGACAGTGCGATACTCTAGGAGAAGTTTTTGAAAAAGTGCTGGAAGCCAGATTGATTATAAAACAGTCTTATAAGTAAAATTACTACTAATTTAGTGGAGCAAAAATTGAGTTCTATAATAACTATCGATCCCAAACAAATCACAAATTATCACAGAACTGATAATGAACTTCAAGCCTTTTGGCTGTTTTGTATTTTGGTTGCTGGAAAAAATTCAGATACTACAAGTAGAGTTATATCTAATATTATTAATGATCTTGAACCTTGGGATAGTCTATTCGACGGCATACAACGAATAGGATATGAAGGTCTGAGAGATATTCTACATAAAAATAGAACTGGTCAATATGATCGTATTTCTAGGGCTATTTGGCAAAGTATTAATTTAGATCTGAAAACTTGTAGTGTAGAAGATTTGGTAAAAATTCATGGAGTTGGGCCAAAAACTGCAAGATTTTTCTTATTGCATAGTAGAGAATTTTGTGATGAAATAGTATTGGATACTCATATTCTGAACTGGCTAAGAACCAGATGTAATATGATAGATGCACCACAGAATACTCCACAAAACCCTAAACAATATCAAGAGTGGGCTATTATTTGTAAACAGTTTATGGAACAATATTATCCGGGTCTTACTTTGTCTAAAATAGATCTATTAATCTGGACTGAAATGAGTGGTAGATTGGATTAAATATGAATGGTATAAACATTCAAGGCCCGTGGTCTAGTCTTTTAATAAATGGTCAGAAAACCATCGAAACACGATCCTATCCACTACCTAAAAAGTACAGAGATGTTACTTTGGCTCTCATAGAAACTCCCGGCGGTAAAAAATTTAAAAGTAGAATAATAGGAACTATTACTTTTAGTGACTCTTTTAAATATGACAATGAAACATCATGGGCATCTGACTATAATAGACATTATGTTAGACCAGATGATATTTACGGTTGGAACGATAAACCTAAGTATGGATGGATTGTAAAACAAATTGTAAAATTTGATAAGCCGGTTGAGCCGCCCAAGAAAAGAGGAATTGTTTTTTCAAAAGATTGTATAGTATGAATGATTTAGATAAAAAAGACTTGCTAGAACTAGCGAATATAATTAAAACTTCTGCCCATACTATTGGTGCAGTAAAGATCAAAGATGATAGGATTAGTAGCGATAGTTATATAACTATTGTTGATGCTCTGAATGAAATTAAAGGCTGTGTGGATACTATTATTGAGATTGTAGAGAACAAACCTCATAAGATTGAAAGAATGTTTTAATGGAAGTAAATATAAAACAAGAACTAAAAAATCTAGATAGAACTAATTTATGTGATGTTAACGATCTGGTTCAAAAAATAATAGCTGATCTTATAGATATTCTTATTACTACTGATAGTGAAGTAATGTTTGGAGCAGCCTCGGATTATATGATTGATCTAATTAATCCAGACCTTTTGGATTTTGATTCAAGAGAAGATTGATAAACGCCGATACTATGGTATAAAGTGTCAGAGTTGACATTTTAGATAGTATCTGTGACGATAAGTGACATTTTTGGCACATTGGAGACATACAATGAATTTTTTTATTGAAAAACACGATATGAGTATTATTATTGATGCTCTAGAATTTATGCAAGAAACTATGAGGCAAAGAGAGTTATTTGGCCTTCCTAGTATCTGGCCCTATTCTAAGGAGGACATTGATATTTTGTCCCAAAGTTTTGATACTTCACTTGTGGAGAATACTAAATGAGTAAATTTATAAAATCTTTTGTTTTTGCTATTGTCTTGATTGGTTGTAGCACCTATAGTATTATTACTCCAAAAACTGCTTTTGCTATTAGTGATGAAGAAATCAATAAGATTTTGAAGGCTAAAGAAATTGTTAGAGGTATGGTGAACTATCCAGATACTTTGGTGTTTCATGAATTTTATACTAAAGTCAGAGGAGATATTGTTACTCTTAAATTCACTTGCAAAAATGGTTTCGGTGTTGCTGAAACTCATGTTATGGATATAAATACTCGTAAATGATACAATCTCATATATATACTGTAGATAATGGTCAAAATTATACTATAGATTTTTTACGCACAAAAGACCAAATCAATTTTGAACATCACAAAAAAGTTCAGTTTTTATCTTATGACGATCTCTTAAAACTAAGAGATAATATTGAAAAAATAGTCATACATTTGACTTATGATAAACGATAGCATAAAGTTTAGAGTTGTACAAAATCCCATTAGTAAAAATATAACCCTTGAAATATATAGACCATATGGTATTGATAATGACTGGATGAGAGTTGATTCATTTAATGAAATGACGGTGCAAGAATTAAAATATCTTACAGAATATTTGATCAAACTATTTAAAACCAAATCAAGTAATTAATAATGTTAAAATCAATCATAGAATTTTTCTATACGCCTATATTTACTCAATCTTCTAATATATTTTATATAGGAAGAAAAAAAATTCCTATCGCTGTCAGAAAAACCCAGCAAGGCTATACAATTAAATTAGGGTCAGGATTTGCTAGTTATACGTTAGATACAACATCTCAAGAACTATCTGCTCTTGCAAACTTTATTAATAGTAATTTGAAATAGTTCTCTATTGACAACAAGTGATAGTGTGGTATAGTCCAGATATACAGAGCGAAAACAATGAAACAAACTATATCTTATTCTTGGTCAAAATTTGATAATGATATTATTTTTCTTTATCAGAAAATTCTATCACAACATTGGATACCGGATTATATAGTGGGTGTTAAACGAGGAGGTCTTGTTCCTGCTATTAAGCTTAGTCACCTATTATCAAAACCAATGATTATGATGAGTTATCAACTCAGAGACAGTATTGATAACTCTATTAGACTATTAGAAGCACAAACTTTGCCTAAAGATAAAAATGTACTAATAGTAGATGATATATGTGATAGCGGTGAAACTATTACAGATATAATTCAAAAATTCATAGAAGAAGGATTTAATTCGGTAAAAACTTGTGCATTATATTTTAATGATAAACAATCATTTAATATAGATTTTTTTGCAAATATAATTGATAGAAATACAAATGCTCAATGGATTATTTTTCCGTGGGAACAGTAATTTGTACATTTAATGTTTGAAAACCTTGATAGAGGAGTAATTATGAATAATGTCTCATTGGACTATAAATCCGCTGCTATGGAGTGTGCTAGATATATATTTGATAGCGATTGTGAACAAGTATCATATCAAGAATATATTCAAGATGGTAATGACCCCAGAGAGCATATCCTCTATTGTGCCGCTATAGTTTTGGGTGAAACAGAAGATTTTCAAATTGATATTAAAGAATACCTTAAAGGAGAATAATGATGAATTCTATTCAAGAATTGCGTAAAGCAGGGTATAAGGTTAGGGTATTGCATTTTCGGGACAGAATAATTAAAAATAGGATGGATACCAGTGTCAATGGATACGAGTCGCCTAAAGGTGGATTTACTAAAATAGTAATAGACAGTCCAGATGGTAAGCACTATGAAGGAGAAGCATGGTGTAGTCCTAAAGATAATTATAGTAAAAAGCTGGGTGTAAGGATCGCACTAGGAAGATGTGGAGTATGTAATGAATCAGTTACTACAAAATAAATTGTATGAAAAATACCCTAAACTTTTTGAAAATAGATATAAAACCATGCAAGAAAGTTGTATGTATTGGGGAGTGTCTACGGGTGATGGCTGGTTTCATATTATAGATGTATTATGTAATGGTATTCTTAATCATGAAACATATATTATGAATCCTAAATGGCCTAGATATAATCCAAATTATATTCCGGTAACATTTGATCAAATTAAAGAAAAGTTTGGAGGACTAAGCGTTTATTACTCTGGTGGCGACGAATATGTAAAAGGTCTTGTTGCTATAGCACAACATATTAGTTATTATACTTGTGAAGTTTGTGGAGATAAAGGTTCAACCAATAAAACAGGCTGGATTTCAACTCTATGTGATAAGCATAGACAAGATAGGGTAAGCAAATGATTTTTCGCTCTAGATACAATTACTGGTGCTGCTCTAAAATAGCAGATTTTATTAGGGGTACTCCGAAACCATTTGCTTTAGAATGGGGAGAATGGGAAAATTGGCACAAAGAGGCTAAGTCCAAACATCCTTATAGATATTGGCTAGCAGAAACAGGATTAAAGAATCTACAGAACATAGTCATGTTCCCCAGCGACCTGTATCATAGTATTGAAACCTATATTCATAATAGGTGGATAAGCAAAACACATTTTCTGAATACTGGACTAGAGCCCGGTCATTATTATGAGTTTGATTATAGAGTCCTACATGGTTTATTTAATGAATTAGTGGATTATGTGGAAATGGAATTGGCTCATGTTAGTAAATATAGTAAAGAAAAGAAATATAAATTCAAAAATGGTCGATGTGTAGAAGCCGCGATGGATTATTTTGATTGGGCCTGTTCTTTGGTATATAATGAAGAATATGGAATATCTAAAGACGATGACCATTATGGACAAATTACTCCACAAGCATTGTCAGCCAGAAAAGTTAAAGAACTATATTTATGGTGGAAAGAAACAAGACCCAATAGAATCGAACCATATGATGCTGTAAATATGCAGAGATTTCAAGGTAATGAATTTTCTAGTAAAAAGTCTAAAGAAGAGATAAGAGCGATGCATAAAATGACTAAACTAGAAGAACAATATGATAAAGAAGATACTAACAAACTTATTGAACTAATTAAGATCAGAAAGGAAATTTGGACATGAAAGCTATTCTAGAATATAATTTACCTGATGATCAACACGAATATGAAGTGGCTATTCAGGCCCAAAAAATGCAATCTTTTATTTGGGATTTTAGTCAGCAACTTCGTTCATGGTATAAATATCATCATGAATTTAAAGATGCCGACGATGCATTAGATAAAATACGAGAAGAATTTTATAAACTTATTAATGAACACCAAATAAATATTGATCTATGACTAATAATAAACAATATTCTAGTTCACCAGAACGAGGTTCTTTTTACCGTGGAATATGGAAAAAGCAATTAGTAGAGGGTAAGACCACACAAGAATTATATGATCAAATGATGAATATTCTTGATAAAGAAAAGGAAAGAGAAGGCGAAGAAGATAAGAGTTTTAATCTAGAATATGATTTGCGTTCTAATCCAGAAATTTTAAATAAAGCCAGAAATAGTGACACTTATAGTCAGAATTTATACGCAGCCCTTTGTAATAATAGATTTTTTTATGGAGATAAGGAATGGACTTGTTCGTGGAGACACGCTGGCGGTATAATTGCTGATATGTTACAAAAAGGAGATTATATAGACTGGTACTGTTCTGGTATTGGTTCAGATTCAGAAAATAGTCTTGGATATGTCGGAGAGAGTTTTGTAACAGAAGAAATCAGACTTGATTTACTTAAAATGGGATGGATTGTAAAACCATATGAGAACATATAAAACTGTCAAAAGAAAAGTTGAAGATAAAATTTATTGTGATGTCTGCGTAGAAAATTGTACCACCGAACAATTAGGCTCAGAATATGCAACTCTTGAGGCTATTTGGGGATATTCGTCCGGTAAAGACGGCAAGAAGTATGATATTCATTTGTGTGAGAATTGTTTCGATGAAACTATAGAATGGATGACAAAAAAGAGAAAAAGATTTTTGGGCTGTTTTAATTATCCTCATGCCAAAGACCCGTTAAAGGGCGAAGGTTATGATATACTATGAATAGAAAACAAAAAAGAACCAAAGAAAAAGGAGCCAAAGGAGTAAAAGGTTATCTTTTATATGACCCATTTAAAAAAAATCATTTTTTTAGAGTTCATAACAAGAAAGATCCAGCTAAATTTAAAGATTATAAAATAACAGCAGAAGATATAGAAATCAAACTGCTATCTAATTTTAATTGTTTGGTAGAATTAGAAAATGGAGACAAGATTTTAGATTATAGTTCAGAGGTTTTGGGCTATAAATGAGTGAATACTTTAAAAAAACAATAGAAGTATGTCAAGAACTTATTATAGATATTCATTACAATCCTAATATATCTAAAAAACCATACTTATGTAGAGTTTTTGGTTATGATGGCTTAGTAGACGCTCGTTTAGACTCTAAAGAATTGTTAAGATTAAGTGAGAGTTTAGCCGATTGTTTATTTGACAAACCAGACGTTAAAGACTATAATGACTGTTTTACTGAGAAAGACGAGAATTAGGTAACGCAATGAGTATAACACTTATAGGTGATGTTCATGGTAAGTATGAACGCTACCATAGAATCATTAGAGAAAAAGACAGACATCCATTTACTGTACAATTAGGTGACTTTGGTTTCAATTATGAAACATTAAAAAACGTCGATCCTAAACATCATGTATTTATAGGAGGTAATCACGACAACTATGATAAGGTTACGGATGTTCCTAACTATCTTGGTGACTATGGATATATGGTGAACTTTAATAGCATAGATTTTTTCTATTATCGTGGAGCATGGAGTATCGATCAGATATACCGTACTATAGGAATAGACTGGTGGGAACAAGAGCAGGTAAAAATTGAAAGCTTTATGAAGGCTAGAGAACTTTATCGTCAAGTTAAACCAGATATTGTATTAACTCATGATTGTCCAGAAAGTGTTGCCCATTATCTTATACCTCCAAATGGTAGGATATTTCAGCAAAATACTGGTTGGGCATTACAGGAACTATTCAATATACATCAGCCTAAATATTGGTATTTTGGACATTGGCATAAAAGTTGGTCTATGACTATTAATGGAACACAGTTTAAATGTCTAAATGAACTAGAGATTGACACCATAGGATAGTCTGGTATAATGGTATTGTTGATGCCGCAAGGTAGAGATCGCGGGTATTCTCACAATCAACTTCCGTAGACTTTTAGCACGGTTTTGTGTAAGACTGAAAATCTTGCTTTATTTTATAATATGCTAACTGTAATTAAAAAACCCTATAATAGTATATTGATACAATCAGATTCTCAAAAAGAACTTGTTTATTCTTTAATGAGATTTCAAGAGTATTATGAAAACCCTAAATTTAGACATCAAATTTTTACTATAGGAGTTTTAAAACAGTGGTATAGCCAACAATATGGAGCAGATACTTATGCTAAAGATTGGGTAGGATTTAATTTTCCTAGTTATGTGTTAGATCCATTTAGGCAAGGACTATTTGATCCTCTTACCAAATATGAACAAGCAGTTATCGATCTGTTTAGATATAGAACCAACAATTTCTATATTATAGGTTCAAATAGTGACGAAGTAACGAAACACGAATTACACCATGCTTTATACTATTATAGCACAGAGTATAAGACACATATTGACAAAATCTTTCAAAAATCAAAAAATTTGTCCGTTAAACAAGCAATAAGTAAACTGCTAAATAAAGGTTATCATAAAGAAGTAGTATATGATGAACTACAAGCATATATACTAGATGATGATCAAAATTTTATATCATCTATTATAGATTCTGGTATAAAAAGCAAGGTAACACGCCTCTATAATAAATACAAATGAGTGATGATACATACAAAATATTCGATTTCGGCAATAAGTCCACATTTATTGCATCATATAATCATAAAGATATCTGGAATATAACGATTACTAATAAAAATAAAACCACAGAATTTAATCTTAATCACAAAGAAGCCGAACAATTATATTTTCTGTTGTTAGATACAATAGGAACACCATCAGAAAGAGAAATAATTTAATTATGGATTGTCCCAATTGCGTAACTCCGTGGAAATGCAACGGGCCTCATATAGTTCAAACTTCAAGTGGGTATTATTCTAGTACTGATGGTATTTTTATTAAAGAATCTAATGAATGGAAATTTATTCCTAATGAAAAAAGTTTTTGTGGACATCATCTACTAGATATTGTTGATATATTAAATGTACTAAATAAAAGAGAATCAAAATATAAAAGTCAAAAGAAAAGATTAGAAGCGTTACAAAAACTAAGTGATTTAGATCAAGAACTAGGATTAATGTAATGAAAACTGGATCAGTAGTTGTATTTGAACCAAAAAATTTTAATCCAGAATTTTGGAAACAATTTCCAGAAAAAGATAAGATTAAATATTATGGGTCTTTGGGTTACGGTTCAGACAGGAAAAAGTTTTTTGTATTTTTAACAGAAATTCATGCTGCTCCCGGTCATTGTTTGTTGGTTGATCTTGATGATGGTCATATAGAAACTATGAGACACATGGCAGATTTTAGAGAAGTATTACAGGACGAGTTTTGATTATGAGAAAAAGAAAAACCACTAGTGCTGCTAAAAAACCGCGATTCAACTGTGATGTTGATGGCGGCATCATGGTTACTTGTGCATTACGATACTCTCTTGGGAGGATGACTTATGTACCAGCAGCAGTTCAAGATTGGATAAAAACTTATTGGGATGACCTTGATAGTCATACTAAGTTTAATGTAGTGAGAGATGTATTTCAACACCTACATGAAAATTATCGCATCAGAAATGACGCACAGTTTGTAGATGTTGTTAGCGATTATGATGCTAAAGAATGGGAAAAGTTTGGTATTGACAGATATTGGGCCTTAAGTTATGATGAGCGAAAGAGCATTGATATGTACTTGGGAAGCCAAAGAAATAATGCTAAGTGGCTAACAATTTGGATGCCCAAACTTTACGAGAATCGCCATGAACTTTGAACAAGCAAGAGAACTATCCTTTCTGGTCAAGTGGAAAGCCATCGAATGTTTTAGTGGGCCAGAATGTTGGTGCAGAATCATAGTTCCTGTTGAGCCAATATATTATAGTCATCCAGAAAATCCAGATAACAAACATGAATATTCTATTGTTGACGCTGGGGCATTAGATCAACAGACCGCCGAATATATTGTGCGAATTCATAACGAAAACTATGATAGAGTTCAGCAAAGTCTTAAACAAGAGTGGGATGGACTAAATACTGGGCCTAGAAGTATTAGCACTATAGAAATGAACGAAATGGTTGAAACTTTTGAAAAATTGTGGGAAAATAAACAGAGTAAAATTGGTAAAATAATAAGAAAAGAGATAGATTAAAATGAGTTGGAATCATCGTGTAATTCGTAGAACTTATTCTGATACTCATATGTATGAGATTCACGAGGTTTACTATGATAAAAAAGGAAAGATTAATGGTCTGACTGAAGAACCTATAAGAATTAGTGAAGAAACTGTGGGCGATCTAAGAAAAACGGTCGAGCGATTGACAAAGTGTTTGGAGAGTCCTATAATTGACTACGACACGTTACAGGAAATCAAGGAATAAGTAATGGATATTGGTTGGCAATATAGAATTGTTCAGAAAGATACTAAATGGGGTTTTCATCATGTATTTATTGATGAGAATGGAGACATCTCTAATATTAGTGATATGCCAGCTATTTGGTCAGATTCTATAGAAGGTTTACTCAAAGAACAAAATTTAATGCAAAAGGCGTGGGATTATCCTACAATAGATTATAATACTGGAGAAGAACTTAAATCCAATGATTGACGAAAAATCAAAAGAGTTAATCCTTGAGGTTATGAAATTATGTAATGAAAAAATCCAAGACCAAAAAAAACATGAAAGTAGTGCTGGATATGGTGAGGATTATACTGATGGAAGAATAGTTGGTGGTGCTGCGTTGGCACGACGAATTTTGGATATACTAAAAGAGTTTCAATTCTAAGAAAGAGGATTATTTATGAAGAGTAGTAGTTATTTTATTATGGCCGCATTTGCAAGTTTTGTTTTTAGTGTTACTCTATGGTTTCTAGGAGATACTGATCTTAATAAGCAGCAAGCTATCTTTGTTGGTCTATGGGTTCCATCAATTCTTTCCCTTGGTAATCTTCTCAAATGAATAACTTTGTTATTTTTACCGTAGGCTTGATAGTAACCCTCATAACAGCTATGGGGGTTCTTACAAGTACGGTTTTTGTTGCATATAAACAAGCAGAGCCTATAAAAACAAGTGGTGAATTAACACCCGCCCCTTAGTTGATCGCAAGGGGTAGCGTCCTGAGCCTCTGTTCATCTATTGTAGGGATTTCCCTCTCGATGTTCAATAATGGGGGCGCTTTCAATACAACAAAGGAGAAAAATTATGGCAGAATCAGTATCAGTTTTAGCAAAAGAATTCGTAGATGGCTTGAAAGCAAAGATAGATCTAAATGATACTATAGAAGTTTTCGATTCACAAAAATATGATATATCAGATGATTCTTTCACTGGGGTTTATGGTTGGACTAATCTTGATACTGATACTCCTGTTGGACATTCTATAGAGTGGAAAAAAGACACTCATTCTGTTACAGATGTTATGGAGGAAATCAAGAATCAACTACAAAATGAATATAATGGAAAAATTAAACCTTTAAGAGATGGTGTTCATCTTGTGTTAACAAGGATAAAAGAGTGATAAGTGGAAAAACATTAATTGATTTAGGATATCAACCGTCTAAATGGTTTAGTTCTGTCATAGAGTATGCTAATACTAATGATCTTAATACAGAACAATTGCATAACCATATAAGTTCAATACTTCCTAAAGTTGTTGAACCATTGTCTAATCCTATAGATTTTCACAAAAATATTCTGGCCGACAATGAGCATGAGTTGAAAAATATAAAGTCTGTTTATGAGGCTATGAACTCTTTGCTCACAATACCCACAGCAGTAGATGCTGCGGTAATGCCAGATGCTTGTCCTACAGGTAAAGATGAAATTCCTGTGGGTGGGATAATAGCAACTAAAAATGCTATTCATCCTCGTATGCACAGTGCGGATATATGCTGTTCAGTTATGGCTACTGATTTAGGACATACCGATCCTAGAAAAGTAATGGATGTTGCTTTTGAAACTACTCATTTTGGAATAGGCGGAAGAGATAGAAACGATCAATTAATAAGACTTCCTCTTGATCTTAAAGAGAAAATACAAAGCAACTATTATCTGAATAGTGATAAAAGTTTAAAGTATGCTCATAGTCACCTTGGTACTCAGGGTGATGGTAATCATTTTCTGTTTGTTGGAATAAGCAAGAGTAATAATCATACTTACTTAGTTACTCATCATGGTAGCAGAGGATTCGGGGCCAATCTTTACAATGAAGGAGTATACAAAGCTGAATCTTTCCGCAAAGAAATAGCCCCCAATGTTAGTAGTAAAAATGCGTGGATTCCTTTTGATACTAAAGAGGGTCAGGATTATTGGGAGGCTCTTCAGATAGTACGAGAATGGACAAAAGTAAATCATGAATCTTTACATGACTCTATAAGAAATAAGGTTAAGGGTTCTGTATATTCAGAAAGATTCTGGAATGAACATAATTTTGTATTTAAGAAAGATGATGTATTCTATCATGCCAAGGGGGCTACTCCTATGGATGATAGTTTTGTTCCAGACTCATACAATGGGCTTAGACTTATTCCTTTAAACATGAGCCAACCTATACTGGTAGTAAAAGGTTTAGAAAACAATAATGGTCTTGGATTTGCTCCTCATGGTGCTGGACGCAACTTTAGTAGATCAGAACATAAAAGAAATAGATTAGTTGACAAAACATCGGAAGAATTATTCTACGAGGAAACAACTGGTCTTGACGTTAGATTTTTTTCTGGTAAGATAGACATAAGTGAGTTGCCTAGTGCTTACAAAAATGCCGAAAAAATCAAACAACAAATTAGTCATTTTAATCTAGGAACAGTTGTAGATGAAATAGAACCCTATGGGTGTATCATGGCGGGACATATAGAAAAGCCGTGGAGAAAAAAGAAATGAATCCTTTATTGAAAATGCTTATTAGCGGAATACTTGCAACATCGGTTTCGATTATTCTTACGCTTATCTATTATTATGCTTGTTATATTCTTGTGATGTATTTTAAATATAATTACGGAAACGACAACTATTGGGTATTTGGTCATTGTTTTGTTTTGCTTATTATCTCTTGGATATTTAGCTTCGGATTCTTTGCTTCAACAATAGGAGATAATTTGTGAAAGGTCCGTTAATTTATTACGAAATTAAAGATATGTATGGTACAGACTTGTCTAGTACGAAATTATCATCAGAATTACGCAAGAGTGTGCTAGAAGAAATTGATCTGGGTTTTAATGTTGAGATTGATTTCAAAGGAGTTAGATCTATTAGTAATGGTTGGGCTAGAAACCTAATAGGCGTTATCGTAAAAGAAAAAGGTGAAAGTTTTGTCAAAAATCATATTTTACTTAGTAATATGAACAAAGGTGTTAGACAAACAATCTTAGAAGGAACATCGGAAATACTAACATGACATTTGAAGAATTTCAAACCAAAATAGACGATACGTTTATGGCTAATCAACCACCAAAAGTTCTTGCTACTAATCGGTGGAGATATGGTCAAACAATAATGAATGTTTTACACGATGTTTGGCATCAAAAATATCTTGAAATTAGCGATTCAGATATGGATTGTTTTTATACTAATTGTAATGTTGCTATAGTTTTGAATAAACTAGAAAAAGAGTGGCATGAGAAAGTTAGCTAGTATACAAAAGATCAAATATGTTAAACCTATACCGGATGCTGATAGTATAGAAACTGTCGGAATTTTAGGTTGGGAGTGCGTTAGCAATAAAGGAGAATTTCAACCAGATGATCTTTGTGTTTATTTTGAGATAGACTCCTTACTACCAGAGATTCCAGAGTTTGAGTTTCTACGCAAAAGTTGTTGGAATGATTCTCTCAAAAAGTTTAGACTCAAAACAATAAAACTACGCAAACAACTAAGTCAGGGTTTAGCATTACCAATAAGTGTATTTCCTAAACTAGCAGAGTTGGCCGTTGGAGATGATGTTAGTGAACTATTAGGAATAGAAAAATATGAGCCACCAATTCCGGCAGCAATAGTTGGTGATGCAAGAAGGTTCTTGTGGCCTATTAGTAAAACTGATGAGGTTAGGGTTCAGTTAGATGATGAATATAAGTTCATTGAGACTCTCACAGGGCGACCATACTACATTAGTTTAAAACTAGATGGTACGAGCAGCACCTTTTTAATCGACCCCTCAGACGAGACTTTTCACGTTTGTGGGCGAAATTTTAGCTACCAAAACAAAAAAGAGCATAGTTTTTGGCAAATAGCTGAAAGGTACAATATTGAGCAGGGATTAAGAGACTTGTGGAATGAGGGCAGAAAAATTGCTATACAGGGAGAGGTTGTTGCTCCCGGTGTGCAAAAAAACCCACTAGGTTTACCAATAGCAGATTTGTATGTTTTTAATGTTGTAGATATTCCTACTAATACTAAATTGTGTTTGGATGATAGTTTGAGTATTGTTGAGCGATTAGGTTTAAAATTTGTGCCGGTACTTGAAAAAGGTGAAAGTTTCGGGTATACTGTAGACGATCTATTGGAACTGGCACAGGGCAAATATGTTCAACACTTCTTATCTGCTAAACCCTCTCAAGAAAGAGAAGGAATAGTAATAAGGGACATTTTTGGAACAGTTAGTTTTAAGGCTATTAATAATCAATTTCTATTGAAGGAATAATATGAAGCAATATAAAGCTGGCCTTGGTCTTTTCCTTACGATCTTGATAGTCGCACTAATTTTTATAGTGATCGGCCCGTTCATTCAAATCTGGGCAGTTAATACTCTATTCAAAACAACCGTAGAATACTCTTGGTTGAATTGGGCTTGTGTTATTATTCTTAATAGTAGTATTAGTGCATTTTCTTATAAGGGAAAGTAATGAACTATTTTCCTATAGAAGATAATAATAGTAATTTTGGTTTGGTAGAGATTAAAACTACTAATAATTGTAACCCAACCCCTCATTGCAAAATACACGGGGCTATGAATTGTGTTGCTGTTCATAAGAATGGTAAGTTATGGCGATGTATACAAAGTAATCAATTAAAAGATTGCAGAGCAGGATGTGAGGAAAAATATGAATAGTTTCCTAAAAGGATTTTTTAGTCTATTCGATTGGACTAGTCCTAAAAGTCTGGATGAAAGTATTAATGATCTTGACAATCAGATGCAAGACTTGTATGATCGAATGGGTTGGGGAGAATATAAAAAACCTTCACCTATGAGCGGCTGGAACGATGCCTGCGATTTTAATAGGGTATTAGAAACAAATCAAGATTTAGTCAATGATATTTATGGATATAATTTTAGAAAAATAGTTACCAAAGAGTTTCATAAACCTATGATAAAAGATCCAGCAAGACCCAGGGTTCATAAATACTATGATAGATAATAATAAGATCACTATAACAACTTCACAACAATTTTTAGACCAGATGATGAAATTGGTTCCATCCGGCTGTTTCCAGCCTTATGCTTATTATAATCAGGATATAGATGCTATAGAATGTTATTTTAAAGATGAAAATTGTTACACTAAAACTTTAAATGATACGATAGAATTACATTTATCATTTGACAATGAACAGGTGGTTGGGGTAAATATTCTTGGTATTAAAAAATTGATGCAAGATAAGGTGGGTTTAAATGAATAATCTTATACAAAAATGGATAATCTATCATCCTAGAACACAAAGTTTTATTACTGGTAGTCCATTTAATTATACCAAAAATCCTGAATTGGCAAGGATTTATAATAATTACTCAGACGCCATAATGGCTTGTAATAATCACTACAATAAGGAAGAAAAAGAGTTTGGAGAAGGACATCATCCGGTAGAATTACGCTTTCATTTTAATCCTAAAACCTTGAATAAAGTAAAAGAAGATGACTAAACTAACTAATAATGAAATAGATATTTTACAGGCACTAATTCAAAAAAGACTTAATGAAATGGGCGACTCTCCAGAAGGAGCAGAAGTTTATTTTAAACCAGAGATTTTAGCAAAGATAAGAAACAAACTAGACAAGATGCTATTTCAGTGAAAGGAGAAAATAATAAGTGATATCATGATATATTTCACATCTGATACTCACTTTGGTTAGCCTTCGGGCTAACTAAGGTCATAATAATATAATCAAGCATTGTAATCGTCCATTTGATAATGTTCATATAATGGATCAAGTTATACTCGACAGAATAAATGAAACTGTGGGGGCTGATGATACTCTGTATATACTGGGCGATTTTTGTTTCAGAGGCAAGAAACCTATAGAATATCGTTCACGAATAGTTTGTCAGAATATTTTCCTCATAAGAGGCAACCACGATAAACTGTCTGATTATAATGATAATCTTCAAGGTTTTATTTCGATAGAAGAAGCCAAAGAAATAATATATTGTAATCAAAGAATATATCTACTTCACTACCCTTGTCGTTCGTGGCCCGCCTCTCATAAGGGCAGTTATCATCTGTATGCTCATTGTCATGGCAAACTAGATCATGAAGATAAAGAGTCAAAACGAAAAACTCTGGACGTTGGTGTTGACAATACTGTAAATTACAATAAGCCGTTTGGAGAGCCGTGGAGTTTCAAGGAAATACAAAAACTGTTCAATAGTAAGGATAAAAATGAACGATAAAGAATTCCTTAACTGGATTATTACCAGACTAACTAATATGTTTGGAGATGATCCTAACGCTGATTTCATCCATAGGCTCCGTAATATCGCTAATAAATCAGAAGAACTATCATTAAGAATAAAGTTAGGCGATTTATTTGACGAAACTAAGGTCGATACTTGGCTACACAAACCCAATAAAGCATTTGATAATAAGCGACCAATAGATTTAATTCATGAAGGAAATACCGACCCCATATATAAAATGATTTATATTTGGGAAAGCGGGGAGCCGTTGCTATGAACCAAAACGACTTTAACAAATTGCTTTTAATCCGCAAACTGCTTAAAGAAGCATACGATCATGTTTTTCATAATGATCCTGACTGTGGGCATAAAAGCCAAGAGGGTCATATTAGCGTAGAGTTTGGCAATTATTGGGAAGATAAAAAATGTGAAATGAAAATTACATCAATCAGTATTTATAGTTATGTTTTTGGTCATACTAGAACTCATTGTTATTACACTCTTGATGAGGCATTAGAGGTTGTAAAAGAGTGGCACAAAAACGAAATGAATACAGACTATGCTGAACAACGCAGACTAGAAAAAGAATATAATGAGAAACATTATCCTCAAGGTTATTTGATTAATCCAGATATTAAACTGAAGAAAGATTATTGGGGTGGCCCATCTATCGAATCTTGACAAATTGCTCACTAGTGCTAGAATAAGGTAACATTCGTCATCAACCACAAGGAAAAATTATGAATCTTTTCATTAAGGCTCTTCAAGATCATTATGCCGCTCAAATCAGCGAGGCAGTTGCTACTCTTAATGTTTATCTAAATGCTAGTGTTGGGGTTGGAGAACACCCAGATCTTCTTACAGAAATTAAAAAGTATGTAGATTTGCTTGATGATGCTGACGGTAAGTTGGAAACACTCAATAAGTATATGAAAGATACTTCTCCCGAAAAGACAGAATCACAAACTAAGGAGTAACTTATGAAAGACCGTTTTAATCTTGAAGAAGAAATTAGTATCATTCATACTTTTGCCGATCAGTTGGGTACTCTTAGCGAAGGTATTCTTGAACATGAACTAACCAATGATGAAATTGTAAATGTAATTGAGGGTATGAGAGTGATGCTAAATCTTCATGCTCAAAAGTTACACGATACTATGGCTCAGTGTTTTCATTTGGATAACTACAAAGACTCTCATTTTTCATCTATTAAAGATCTAGGCTAATGATAATTAGAGTCGATATTAAAACAGATTGTTCTGATTGTCTATACTATAAAGATAACAGAGAATGGTCTGTAATTCATAAATCTAAAACTAGATTAAGTGAATATGAAAGAGAAGAACTGTTAAAAACTATTAATTTTGATCCTGCTAAGGATAGTGTCTATTTATATAGAATGATTCATCCAGACGGATCTGTTTCTCTTGTTTCTTCAATAAATAAAGCAATAGGTAAATTATCTTGTAGAAAGTGTGCTTAATATGCTTAAAGCATTGGCCGAGAATGTAAAAGTTGGAGATATTGTCTACAATCTTTTTATGCAAAAGTTGGTGGTTGGTTCTATAAGCCAAGGCGATAACAATATAGTTTTTACCGTTGTTGATACCGGATTAAATCCTCATGCATACTCATATGAGGATATTTATCTTGAGGATTTTTATGGTGAGAGCGATGAAGAAAAAAATTGGATAAATTGGGCTAAAAATAATAAAGAATTTATTAATACATTTGATCACTTGTCAACAATAAAATGGATATATCAACAAGGTTTTGCTGATGGTTTTGTTTATCGTAAAAAAATCTCTTTTGAAGAAATGATGCAAAAATAATGTTGTGGTCGCACATAAGGTCTTGGGCTAAAGAAAAAGGATATAAGTCTGATAGGACTAAATTAAGCAAAGATACTGATGAAGAAGAGACACATTATCTATATAAATGGTCTAAAATTAGCGATGAATCAATAAATGGTGAGGCTAGTAGTGTATCTAAACTAGCCAAAGCTATTTTTAATCATATAACTAATAATGCTCACATAGAGTATCAGATGGAATATCTTTCTAAATTAGAATCCGAAGATATAAACTATGAAAAACCAATTTGAGTCCGAAAAGACACAAAAGCAATGTGTAACAATTAGTATAAGTAGCATCATTGCGTCTATAATTAATGGTATCATCTCCTATATTGCTGCTTATTTTTTCCAGCCAGTTTGGACTAAATTAGTAAGGTGGTGGAAGAATGAGATCTGATATTATCATTATTAGTGATATACATTTAGGTTCTCATATTTGCCAACACGACAAAATTCTACATTTTTTACAAAGTATTGAATTTCGTACTAATCATTTAATTATTAATGGAGATTTGTTTGATAATTGGAATTTTACCAGACTAAGCCATAATCATTGGAAAATTTTAAAAACTATACGCAAAGCTTCTGAAAAAATACATACTACATGGATAGCAGGAAATCATGATGGGCCAGCAGATATTATATCTCAGTTATTGAATATAGAATTTATAGAAGAATATAGATTTAATAATGGTGAAAAGGAATTTATAGTTTTACATGGAGATATCTTTGACGAATACGTATCCAAATATCCTCGGTTGGCTAAATTAGCAGATTTCTTTTATCGGATTGTGCAAAAACTAGATCCATCCTTGTACTTAGCAAGAAAGTTAAAAAGAAGTAGCAAAACCTTTTTAAGAGCGATAGAAAAAGTAGAAAAACGAGCATTAGAATATTGTAAACATCGAAATGCTAATGTTATTTGCGTTGGTCATACTCATCATCCAACATCTGTTGATTTGGGATATATTGAATACTATAATAGTGGGTCGTGGACTGATACCGTGTGTACTTATTTAACTATAACTAATGGAAAAGTTAATCTGGTGACATATGAATGAAGAATTTGTCAAACTTATTTCAGTTACTCCTGACGCAGAAAAATTGATAGCTTATTGTGCCAGAGTTTCTAATCCAAAAAATCAAGATAACGAAAACTGTGCAAAATTATTAAAATATTGTATAGATCATAAACACTGGTCTATTTTTGAGCAAGCATTTCTAACTTTAGAAGTTAATACTACCAGAGGACTAGCTGCTCAAATTTTAAGACATAGAAGTTTTACTTTCCAAGAATTTAGTCAAAGATATGCTGATACAACTTTATTAGCAGATAATATACCTTTATTTGAGTTAAGACGCCAAGATACAAAAAATAGACAAAATAGCACAGATGATCTATCGTCTGAAATCAAAGCTAAATGGAATACTAGAATCAGAGAACATTTTGCTAAAAGTAAAGCCCTATATGACGGTATGATACAAGATGGCGTGGCTAAAGAGTGTGCTAGATTTGTTCTACCATTGGCTACTCCAACAAGACTTTATATTAGTGGAAGCTTAAGATCTTGGATACATTATATATCTTTACGAGAAAAAAATGGAACGCAAAAAGAACATCAAGAATTAGCAAAAGCTTGTAAATACATTTTTTGTAAACAATTTCCTATAATTTCAGAGGCTATCGGAGGATATGAACTAGAATGGAATGTATAAGCTCATATAATATTACTGCCCAGGTTTATGATAGGCAAGATAAAAATAAACAAACACTACTAATTAATAGAGTTATTGAAGCCAGATCAGATACTAATGCTATTAATGAATTTTATGGACAAAATCCAGAATATGAAATTATAAAAATATTTTCTACGGAAAAAATATAGTATGGAAACAAAACAAAATTTTATAATCAAAGTTGTTAGAGAATTATTAGCAAATAATTTTTCTGTATTATTGCACAATGCTGAAAAATTAGAAGATAACTGCGGCGGCTGGTGTTGGATAGATGATGATGAAAATAAAAGAGAATTTGCTGTAGCCATGAAACATCATATGGGATTTGAGATTTTGATCCATGAATACTGTCATTTTTTACAATGGAAAACTGATCGTAAATTTTGGGACTCGACCTTAAAAACATATGATATATTATTTGATTGGATTGCTGATTTAACATTAGAAATTAGCGAGTTAGATTTACAGCAAAGTTTAACAGATATAATCTCTATAGAGCATGATTGTGAAAAACGTGTATTAAAACTGATTAAAAATAATCCTATAGAAGATTTTGACAGTGATAAATATATTAGAGCTGTTAATGCCTATATATGGAGTTATCACATAAATAAAGACTTAAGAAAAAGACCATTAAACCCCATTTACTCTGAAAGAGTATTACCGTATATGCCTAATATTTTTCATGAAAACGTATCATATTATTTAGATAAGAATAATCTTACTTCAGATATTCGTAATGCTTTATTGGTCGAGTACCAAGAAAATTCAAGTGGTTGTTGACACAACGCCGATACATGATATAATTGCCGAAACGGAGGTTTTATGTCAATTAGACCGGGACTGTGTTGTATCTCATTGTCTTTACAGGAGCGTGATCCTCCTATTAAATTTCAGACAATGACCTTTAAAAGATTTTCATCTTTGCCTCGTAATGAAGCCCTAGAGACTCTAGGAGGTAGGATTCTAAACAACCTTCAAGTCACCAATGAAACTATTAAGTTTTGTGCTGACAACGGCTGGGTCTACAGAGTATCTTCTGATATATTTCCATTGATTACTTATGATGAAGCCAATATTACTTTGGAAGATTTGCCTCAACACGATGAGATTCAAGACGAATTTGATAACATAGAACAGACTATTAAACAGACAAATGTTCGTGTCTCAGCACATCCATCTGAGTTTAATAGTTTGTCTAGCCTATCTGAAAAAGTAGTGGAAAAAACTATCGTTGAACTTAATTTTTATAGTAGTTTCTTTGATAGAATAGGTTTGCCTGCTAGCACAGTGGCTCCGATGAATCTTCATGTTCATAACAACAACGGAACCAGAGAAGAAATAGCACATAGATTTTATTCTAACTTCAAAAGATTGGATGAGAATTGCCAAAGTAGACTTACTATTGAAAATGATGACAAATTGAATTGCTGGAGCGTAAATGAATTAGTTAATATATTTTACCCTATAACACAAATTCCTATCTGCTTTGATTATTTGCACCATAAATGTCATCCCGGTAATCTAACTGAAGTAGAAGCCATTCATATGTGTTATAACACTTGGAACACTAGACCTTTATTTCATTACAGTGAAAGTCGTGAGGGTAATAATCCAAGAGCCCATGCTGACTATGCTACTCAGCCGATGAATACATATGATCTAGAATTTGATTGCGATTTTGAATTGAAAGCTAAGTGCTTGGCTATTAAACAATATGAAAAACTTTATCCAAATATAAATAATGTTTTGATTCAAGTATGACTAGATCTACTAAAGATATTATATCTAAAAAAATAGAAAATTTTAGAGGAAATAGGGATAACTACAAAAAGAAAAAACCCTATATTAGTAAACCTTCTAAAGAAGCAGACATAAAAACTATATTGAAGAATAAAATTATTAGATTTCACAGAGACAAGAAACTATGGAAATATCCTCCAATGACATTTAAAGTAAAAGATTTGCTAGATAAAATAGGAGAAAATCCTACTTGCTATTTGACTGGTCGCCCAATTAATCTAATGGATGGTCAATCGTATCATTTAGATCATATAATTCCTAAAAATAAAGGGGGCGAAAACTCTATAGAAAACTGTAATATTGCTTGTCGTGATGCTAATCAAGCCAAAGGCAACTTGTTGTATCAGGAATTTATTTTATTATGTGAAGAGATACTAAGTTTTCACAAGCAAAATAAGGTCAATATATGAGCGGGTGGTTAATAGCGTTGTGTGGTTGCATCTATGCTTATGTAGCATTAGAACAATGTTATAAGGGTAATTGGGGAATGTTTATAGCATATACTGGTTATGCTTATGCTAATATAGGTTTATATATGCTTGCTAGTAAATGAGGAACTTATGAAACAACCCAAACAAATCAAACTAAATGATTCACCAGAATGTAAAAAAGTCAATCTTACACCATTGCCGCCTATTAATAGGTCATATCCAGAACCTATGAGTGATGACATATATAGTAAAACTACTGAAGATAATATTGGAATAAATAATGAAAATAATTCAGAAAACCATTCGGAAAGCATATAGCAACTGGAATCCTTGCAAAGAGATTCGATGCTATCATTATAGTGCGTGTTTTGATGGAACTAAATTAATTTGTTTCACTCAGAATAATCCTGTTAAAACCCATGCTGGTGCTTATAGGATCGGAGAGGACTTCAATCTTCCTAAATATAAGGAGCATCCATTTTATCATGCAGAATCTCATCTTGTTTCTCAACTTCTGGATCGCTACAATACCATTGATCCTAATTGGTCAATTGTTGTTATACGAATTAATAGAAGAGGACTGATACTCGGCAGTAAACCTTGTGAAAATTGTGATAAACTTCTTAATGCTGTTGGACTAACAGATATATATTATAGTAATGATAACGGCGGTTTTTGTGATAAGTATGGATCTAATATAGGAACAGAATATGCCACATTGTCTTTGGTTTAAATTCTTAACTACAGTCATACTATCTTTTATCGGATATTTCTTAGGATATTGCTTGGGTCATTGGTCAAATTTTATATTCAAGTAAACCGTTTGACAGTGCCGATACCGTATGATAGAATGTGTTAACGGAGGCACACCTATGAATTGTATATATTGTAATGCTTTGATTCCAGATGGACGTTTGGAGTTTCTTATGGAAACAAACAGAAGTTTGGTATGTATTGAATGTAGTAGCGAGAACAGGGCTATTGGCTTTATGGATTGGGGTCATAAAACAGCACCAAGTTTGGTAATGGTTCCTTCTAATGCTACTGAGACTATTCGTAAACTTAATAGGGCCAATCGTCGTGCAAGGTGATTTGTGAGAATTAAAATTTTCTATCACGACAGTTGTAAAACTTTTGAACAATTTCAAACAGATATTAATTTATGGTTGATGGAACACGAAGATATTGAGATAATTTCTGCCGATAGAATTCCTGGGTCTTATAGTATCTTATATAAAGAAATGAGTGTGGGAAATGACAGCGATGAAGTGGATTGATTTGTTTAAGTTTCTTAATGAAAGAGCCAACGATATAAAGAATCTTGGATCATTTAATTGGCAGGCTCCAGTTACTATTCACGATGCCGAGACAGGAGATGAATTTAGTTGTGATACATATTATATTAATGATATCAAAGGGAATGATCGTTTAGTTCTTATAACGAATGTTGAAAAAGTTTTTGAGGAGAATATTTAATGGATTTGGAAATAGAAAGCCTCTTATTCAAACAAGTAGAGAAACCTAAACAATTTTTAATGACCAAAATTATTAATGTATTTGAAAATAGATATCGTATTAATGTTTATATCGAAATTTATGAAGATAATCTAGTAAAAAAGAGAATACACAGTAGTTATTTTTGTCATTATAAACCTGGATCATTAGTAATTATGACAGATCCAGACAAAGAAAAAAATATCAAATCTATTAGATCTTGGTGATCCGATGCTTTTGAGAAAATTCTTAAAGAGTCTGTCTTGACAACGCCGATAACTCTGGTATACTTAGAGAGTACCTACTACTAAACTACGGAGACTACTGAATTATGGCTAAGGGACAAAAAACTTGTGACAAGTGTGGAACTATGACTGGCCCAAGAGCGTATATGTGCAAAAAGTGCAATACTCCTTTTGTTTTTAAGGCTAAGAGCAAGGAAGCAAAAAATACTAAGATTATACGCGATTTTAATTGGAGAGAACTGGTTAAGGGTGATCGTGTAAGAGTTGCTGGTGGCCCATATTTTGTTAGCCGTGGCGAGTTTATTCCTATGGGTTATAGGGGTAGATTTGTTGTTGAGTCTCTTGATGATAATGGAATTTTGGCTTTCGGTATTGACAAGCACCAAGGCTTCTGTCATATTTATATGGGTGGAGATATTCAAAACAAGGAAACTGGCGTTTGGAAAACGGCTCATAAACTTATGAAACTTAAACAAAAAGAATTAACGTCATGACTTTAACACAAGAACAAAAAGACCAATTTAATAAGCTAATAGATTATAGAGACGATATTACAGATAGTCTCTATCATATAGAGAGGATATTAAAAACATATTTTCCAGAAGAATTTGAAATAGCATATCAGCACTGGATTCCTCAAATAATAACAGCTTTATATGAAGATAATAGATGGTTACAAAGAGGAGAAAGAAATATGCAGCAAACCATAAATCGGCTGATTGATAAAATTCAGTCTGACCAAGATAAGGGTGTATATAAATACATATAATTGGAGACATAAATAATGTCAGAAGTTTATGCTATCACAGATTTGCGTTCGTATGCTACTCAAATGAGAGAAGCGGCGGCAACTAGTTTGTCGGATTCGTATGATGAAAATTTGGACTCCTATATCAGTCTTCAACAAATGATAGGTTTGGTAAATAAAATTTGTTTGGGTTTTGACGATCAAAACAGACCATTACTGAATGAAGATACTAATTCAGAAATTTTTGGTCAAACAGCCGCTTGGATATATAATGTCGGCCTTGCCAAATTAGCCTCACAAGATTTAATTGAATGTGCTTGGGATAATGAGTCTAACGAAATGGTATTTTGGCCCAAACAAAAACCATCAGATATCAAAACTAAAAATGAATCAAAATCAAGCAAAAATAGAAAACCTAAAGGATGAAATACATCATCTAAAAGAATATTTACTCTCTGATTGTTGCAGACAATGTTCGGAAATAGTCTCTAAGATTGAACAATATCAGAAAGAATTATATCAACTAGAAAATAATCATGACAAACATTAGTCAAAAACGACTTAATAAGTTAAAAAAACAAGGAAAATTAAGAGACAATTTTGAACTTTGGGTTGACAGACATAATCATAAATTTGAACTTATAAGAACTATTACAAGTCTGCTTGGTATTATTATGAGTTCTCTTATTATGCTCAAAGTTTTTAAAATCATATAGGATTATAATTATGATAGACAGAAACCATACACAACTATCAATGTCTGTAATATTAGTAGGAATAATAATATTCATTGTGGGCCTGATAGGTATCAATATATCAAACAATCGAATAAGTAAGAATGAAACTATCACAGCTAATGAAGTATCAGAAGAAGATTTGATATTGATAAAAAAAGAAATTAGCCGATTGGACGAAATATCACGAACAGACTATTATAAGAATAAGGGCGAGTAAAGGTATCGATTGGATATAGAAGATTATGTAAGCAAGTAGTGGTTAATCGACCGGCCACTTTAAAAGTCGATTAAATGCTTTAACTGGCACAACTCAGTTAGCCCTTGCTGCCTAATAAAACGGGCAGTAACAGATTGCGATTGCGAACGAGGGTAGCGATCAAAAATCTGTCGTTAAATCCCTCTGCACTTATAATATCCAACAGATTATAAGTTAAGCAAAGTTGGTAAAATGGGAAGAATCTTGTTTGTTCTAAAATCCTATTTAACTAATGAACAAAATAAACTTGTAGAAAGCATAGTTAGAAATATCGCAAGACTCGGGTTCGACTCCCGACTCGTCCACTATCATATATGATAACCAATCAAGATATTATTACTTATACTGTAGAATCAGAATTTATGAATCTGATAATATCTAATGCTAAAAAAGCAGAAATCGGAGGTTATTCTCAGTTCAGAAAGTCTAGTGATAGAAATTCTACTTTAGGAGAAGATCAACTTGTTGGACAAATATCTACCTATTGTGCATCTATGGTTTTAACGGGTTCTTATGATGGATATATTAAAGCCAGAGAAAAAGCTAATGCTAATCCTTTAAGCGGTGACGGTGGAATAGATATTATTGGTATTGATAATGTTGATATTAAAGGTAGTTTGATGAGATATTCTAATAATCCTCTCAACTATAGACTTTTAGTAAGACCTAGAGAAAGACATAAAAACTGGATTTATGTTTTGGGATTGGTTCCCAAAGAAAGACCTTATAAATGTCATTTAGTAGGATGGGTTAATGATTCAGATTTACCCCAAAATACTTATAATGGGTCTATTAAGTCTTTACATGGTGCTTATGTAGTAGAGGCTGATCGTTTACTTAAAATAAGTGAGTTAATTACAAAATTAAACCCTCTTAATAGAAAGATTTATATATGAGTGTATGGAAAAAATTATTTAAGAAAACTCAAAAAGAGAATAATAAACATCATGAACAGGAAATGGAGTATTTAAGACTTCTAGAAAAACGCATGAAAAAACTTGAAAAACAAGTAGAGAAAAAGAAAAAGAAATAATAGAATGCCAAGAAAAATTTGTTCATATTGTGGCGAAAGGAAAAATAGAAAAAGTTTTCCTAAGCACAGTATGTACAAGGATAATTTAGATAGTAGATGTAGAAAATGTATTAAAAAACATTCTAAGATAAGAAGCAAACTCCATAAAAAAGCTCCCCCAAAACCAGAAGTTTGTGAGTGTTGTAAAAAAGTTCCATATAAATGGGCTTTAGATCATGATCACGATGATAATAGTTTTAGAGGATGGCTCTGCGAAAGTTGTAACACTGGTATAGGAAAATTAGGAGATGATTTTCAAAGTATTGTGAACGCTATGAATTATTTTCTTTCAAGGCCCAATCGCAAATAGTCGATACTTGACAAAGAGCAATCGGCATGATACAATTGTGTGAAACACAGGAGACTTATTGGAAATGAAAAACGAGCATCATTTTGATTATGTTTGGGGAATGGTTCGTGATCTTAGGGCGACTAGCAGCACTATTGATAAGCAAGGTATTATTGAAGACTATTGTAACCATAGTAGTAGTGCTGCAAATTTTACTAAGAAAATTCTGCTCTATACCTACCATCCTTTATGGCAGTATAATGTTACCAGCGATAATCTAAAGAAAAAGAACCATCTTATTGCACGAAAGAACGAGTACAATAATTTCTTTAATCTGCTGGATGATCTAAAAGATCGCAAGATTACTGGTCACGACGCTATTGCTGCTGTTAATAGTTTTATCGAACATAATGATGAGTATGAGGAACTTATTCATTGTATTATTGATAAAGACTTGAAAACCCGTGCTGGCGACAAGATTATTAATAAGGCTATCGAAGATCATATTCCAGAATTTAGCGTTGCTCTGGCCGATAAATATGAACCTAGTATTGTAGACTGGAAGGATGGATGGTATGTTAGCAGGAAAATTGACGGTGCTAGATGTATCGCTATTGTTGATGATAGTGGTAACGCTACTTTCTACTCCCGCACGGGAAAAAGTTTTGATACTCTTGACGTTGTTGCTGGTGGTATTAAGGCTCTCGGTATTACTAATGTAGTTTTGGACGGAGAACTTTGTTTGGTCGATGAAGATGGGAACGAAGACTTCCAAGGAATTATGAAACAACTCAAAAAGAAAGATCATACTATTCCAAATCCTTCATATAAGATTTTCGATGCTATAACCCATGATGAGTTTTATAGTAAGAAGGGTGCCTACAATAGACCATATTCTATTAGGCTTGCTGATCTAATTGGGGCCATGAGGTTTAATGAATGTCCATGTTTGACTGTTCTTGAACAAGACCTTATTAAAAATGATGATCATTTTGCTGAGTGGGTTTCTAAGTCCACCAAGCAAAAATGGGAAGGTCTTATGCTTCGTGCTGATGAACCATATAAGGGAAAGAGAAGCAAAGATTTGCTCAAATATAAGAGTTTCTTTGATGATGAATACGAAGTAATCGACACAGAAATGGGGCCGTTCCGATATGTACTAAATGGGAAAGAGCATGAGGAAACCATGTTGTCTTGTGTAATGATTTCCCATAAAGGACATACTGTTAGAGTTGGTAGCGGATTCTCTATTGAACAAAGACAGGAATTTTATAAGCGTCCAGAGAATATTCTTGGTAAAATCATCACTGTGCAATACTTTGAACAAACTAAAAATCAAGATGGAGGGATCAGTCTTAGGTTTCCCACATTTAAAATCTTGCATGGTAGCAGCAGGGACACTTAATAAACCTCTCTCTCCTTGCGAGGTTTGATTCCTGTAACACAATTTATTACGGTTTCTAACCAATACCAAAAATATATCTTATTCAGTATGGGGTTTACCATCATAGTCATAACACAATAATTAGTGTCATAAGGACGTTTATGATGTAGTGCATGGGTTTTTTTGTTCTGTAGTATATTATATTTTTGAAGTAACCTAATCAGTTTATTTGTTTTAGTATGTTCCCAACAATGTATTTCATTACTTTGAGAAGCGATAATAAAAACTAAACATAAAAAATAATAATGCATAATATAACAAATAACTGCTAGTATTAGTGCTGGAATGATTGTTGTCCAGTTTCTAGTCCAGTAGTTTCCTTTACAAAATAACATTGGATCTTTATGATGCCTAATATTAGGCTGTATAATATATTTACCTATTAATGGCCAATCTGGATTACCATATCTATCCTCCCACCAATGAAATATTCCTGTTAGTAAATCAGCAACAATAATAGCTAATACTAAATATAGAATAATCATTATTTTAAATGCTCCCTATTAAAGAAATTCTATAATATTATACACTTAATTAGAAATATTAAAGTTTTCTGATTGACAAGTCGATAACACTAGTGTACAATCGTGACATACCTTGGAAACACTTTTTGGAGAAACAATGAGCGAAGTTAGTATTGAAAAAACACCAATTGTTATGAGTACCAGCAAGGCCGACGAATTTTTTAGGAACTTTCCTAAAGATAAGGTGGTCGCCTATAAGGATTATTGGGAGAGTATTCGTCCGAATAGTCATGATGAAATTTTTCGTAGATATCTTTTTGCCTATATGAGTGTCCATACCACTTGGAAATCTAATGTTGCTGGATATAATGCTATTAAGAATTTCAGTGAATGGCTAGACGATAAAGAACTGCTCAGAGAAAAGATCAAGCATAGTGGGTGCGGACTTTACAATAACCGCACAAAGTTTATTTGGGATTTTAAGGATAAATTCTGGGCGAATCCCAAAGATTTTTATCTTACTACTAAGAAGTATCATGTTAAGAAAAGAGATCAGATTGTAAATAATATATCTGGACTCGGAACTGCTAAGGTTTCATTCGCTCTTGAACAATCTCATCCTAATGAATGTAGAGTCTTTTGTGGTGATACACATATGCTTGAACTTTATGGCATGAAAACATTGACATATCAATCTAAAAAAGGACTTGAACTGTACAAGAAAATGGAAAGACACTGGAGTGTTAATTGCGGTAAAATAGGCGTACCAGCATATATTGCTAGATCTATTTTTTGGGATGCCAAGCAAAATAAGACTGATTCACGATACTGGTCTTACGTCTTTGAAGAAGAATCTATTACTATATAATATAGTCAGAAAGGTTAACGCATGAGTCAAAATGGCAAAGGCAGCAAGCCAAGACCCAAAAGTGTTGATAGTATAACATGGAGTAAAAATTGGGATAAAATTTTTAAACCCAAGAAAAAAGGTCATTCAAATGCCAAAAGGCGTTAAAGTTTGGATAAAAAATAAAACAGATAATATAGACGAATTGAATAAATACGGATATATTATTAGAAGATTAAATGTTCATTTCTATGAGATAGAACCAGAGGTAAAACAAACAAATGAAGATACTGTTATCTTACATAAGGATGACTTTGTAGAGATATCAGAATCTAATAGATTTTTATATGGGATACGAAACAAGATACAATAATAATCAAACAGTCAGCTTATTCTCTCTGTGTGATTGTAAAAATGAAATCTTATATATGGAGTATGACCACGAAATTAAGCTTGTGGATGTGTGTATTTTTAAATCCGGGTATGGTACACGCTTATCTTTAAAAGACAGGTTCAGATATATCTGGAGAGTTTTAACAACGGGCAAACCGTACTCAGACCAGATCATGCTTAATTTAGAACAAATTAGAGATATTAAAAACTTTTGCAATACTATACTTAATTAGTGTATTAATATAAGTACTATATACTCGTATATAAAGGGCTGTAATTATGAAAACAATGAATAATTATATCGGAGATGAATTAGCCCATAAGGTCAAGGTGCTAAGTCAAGCACTTAACGAAGCCAGAACAATTATATCTAAATTAGAAGAAGAAAATAATCTTCTAAAAGACGCTCTTATGAATATAACGTCTATAAATAAAGAATATTCTTATCCTCATTCAGAGGCTATGTGTGCTTAATTTTACAGATAAGCAGAATAATAAACAAATTACTGTTACTCAAATAAAAGATAATCAATTTTTAGTCGAAGGTCGGTATGATACCATGAAAATGGTAGGAGAGAATGAATACTGTATAAGCTATATTGATATAGAAGATGGTCCGTTTCTCCATGTAGGTAAAGATTTTTTAGGTATGGGTACTATACTAAGATTAGAACCCATTGACTCGTCTAGAGATAACTATATGATAATTAAGGTTTTTATAGGATAAATTATATGCTAATACTAGAACTAATTCCAGTGGTCGGTTTACAACAAGCACTACTTATATATGGATATACAGATTATGTCACGACTAACTAAATGTACTAAAGATAGATCATTGTTTGGTGTGTGTTGCGGTATCTCTAAAGCAACAGGCATAGACGTAACTATCATTAGATTAGCCCTAGTATTAGGAGCATTATTTACAGGAAGTATTCTATTTTGGGTCTATATTATAGCAGCATTAGTGTTGCCTAGCGACGAACAGACTTAATCGTTGACACTATCTGCTTCTAAAATAATCTCTAAAGCTAATTTAGCTACTTGTACTAAACCATTATAGTTTAGTCTATCTGAAGTATCTGTAGGTTTATGGTAGTGAATATGTGAACCAGTATGTAAGAATACAATAGGTATTCCTTTGTTATAGAAAGGAGCATGGTCGCTCCCTCCTGGCCTATATCCACTTATATTTTTTGCAAATGAGTACTTGCTGTCTAATTTAGACACTATATTTTTTAGATCTATAGCATTAGTATAATCATATACTGTCCATATCTGGTAATTTCTACATTTTGTCATATTTTCATTATCACCATATTTACCTTTTAAATATCCTATCATATCTAAATTAATCATAGCAATATGCTTATTAATATCCGGATCATTTAATGGGAATAATGGATTATTAGTATAATATTTGCTTCCTATCAAGCCCATCTCTTCTGCTGAATAAAATTGCAATAAAATAGTGTGATTAAGATGAGATCTATATTTACTCAGTGCTGTGGCTATAGACATAATTCCAGCCACACCACTAGCATTATCATCAGCCCCAGGATAATAGACATTACCAGATGATCCTAAATGATCAAAATGAGCCCCAATTACTAATAAACTATCTGACTTAATAGTAATAGGATTTATATATGCTATAATATTTTTTGTTTTTATGCCTCTCGCTAGAAATTCTTGTTCTTTATATGGAATATTTAATTTATCTAGATGGTCTTTTATATATTGTGCAGCTTTATTGTTTCCTTCTGTTCCAGTTCCTCTGCCACTATATTCTTTAGAAGCCAGAACTTCCACATATCGTTTAACGTCTTCTTTATTAATTAAGTCTATAATTTGTTCGCGTGTTAATTGTATAGATATTTGTGGCGATGGTTTAACTGGTATTTTGTCTGATATTAAATTATAAGAGAATTTGTTTGATAAATTCAATAATACTAATAAAATAACTACTAATGCGATAATATTTTTTTTCATAATAGTCTCCTTTAAATTATTATACACAATATTAGGTGTATATAAATCTATTGGACTATAACTAAAAATAGGAGGCAAATATGAAAACCTTCGTAGCAATCTTAATGACCCTACTATTTGCTTCTTCTTCGTATGCTCTGGAAATAGTCACAGACTATGATGTGGCTATAGAATTAGCTAAAAAAACAGAAAAAAATGTGTTATTAATTTTTAGCTTAGAAAACTGTCAGTATTGTGATCTTTTAAAAGAAGATATGCCAAATATGAGACAGATAGACGATTATATCGTTTGTGTATTAGATTCTAGGAAAAATAAAAAGCTAACAGGAACAATGAACATAAAAAAATGGCCAACTTCTGTAGTTATGGTTATTGGTAAAGAAAATCAAGGAGAATCCGATAGGTTAGTAGGATATTCTGGAAAAGGAAATTATGATACTTGGCTTAAAAAGAATGCTAAATTTTTTAGTGATGATAATGTTTGTGGATGTGATTGTGTCGATACTTGTCGCTGTAGAAAAAACGGGATATGCACTTGCTGCGGTAAAACATGCAATTGTAAAAAATAATGAATAAACAAATTATACTATTAATAGGATTATGTTTATTAGGATACTCTATATATAGTAAGTATCAAGATAATCCTTCTATCCCTATCGTTCCTGTATTAGTTCCAAATAAACCAGAGCTAAAAACAAATATATACTACGATGAGTATGAAAAATGTATACAATTATCTAAAACTTATAATAAAAAATTAGTTATAATTTTTGGAGCTGATTGGTGTCCATACTGTAAGGCGCTTAAAAAAGATATAAATAATATTACTCAGTTTATTAATTATATTGTATGTTTTATAGACACAGATAAAAATGAAGATTTAGTAAAAAAATATCGTATTAGAGGATTACCTACATCTGTTATTATAGACTCTAAAGAAACCGAATTATCTCGTAAAACAGGCTATAAAAATAAAGACTATGATAGATGGCTAGAAAACAATCTAGATGAGGGTAATATGTCATGGATGCCAGAAAAATAATAGTCTTTTGTTTAACTCTAATAATATTTTGTTCATCTAGTATAGGTGCGGATAGAATAGTTCCCATAGGATTAAAGTTAATCAAACTTAAAAAATATAAAAATTTTTCAGAAACTTCTATTTATAACGAAGTAATGAATTATTCTGAAAGTCCTCCGTTTGGCGATGAACATGGTAGGTCTACAAATGTTCACGAAACTGTACATGGTATTAATTCCTATATCAGAAATAAATTTTATAAAGACAAAATAAATGGATTTTATGCTGGTTCTGGTTATGGTATTCTGGTTAAAAATCCAAAATTAAGACTCAGGCAAATTAAAGATTATGTACCTTTGTCCTTGAGAGGCTATAGATTTAATCTATATTTTGAAAAACAACTAGGAGATTGGGATGATACTCCAACATATCACATAGATGAATGGTCTGCATATATTGCTGGAGCAGAGTGTGCTGTTGATGATGCGAATAGGGACATTTCTTTTAAAGAAAGAAGCGATAGTGTATCTGGTGCTTTGGAATTCAGTATATATTGCACAGCACTGGCTATGGCTACAAAAGATTTAGATAAAACATATTGGGATTCAGAAGAACAATTAAAACAAACTATTAATTATTTCTTAATTAAAGCAGAAAAGGTTTTCTTTGAGGGTCAAAAATTATTTCCTTCTAAAGCACAAGATTTATTATTATATAATCTTAGAAATAGTACCGATGCTAAACCTATTAGAGATTTTTTAATAACAGAATTTGGAGGTATATTCGTTGACTAAATTATATTTACCAAATATGAGATTGCTAGTAGATTTACACAATGAATCTAGATCTAAAGCTTCTTGGATGTGGCAAATCTCTCCACTGATAATGGATGATCAATTAATGTTATATGCTCAAGACTGGGCTGATTGGATGGCAGAGAATAATAGGATGGTACATAGCAGTATGAGAAAAATTATGAATCTAGGTTTTAATAGAGCAGGAGAAAACATTGCTTGGGGACAAGAAAATGAGCAAAGCGTAATGAAAGCATGGTTATGGAGTCCTGGACATAGAGCTAATATTATGAGTACTTCTTATACTAGAATTGGGTGTGCTGCTACTTATAGTAAATATGATAGGTTGTACTGGTGTGTTTGTTTTGGAAGAAATTAAGGATTTAAACAACCTACTGGTTTTGAGAGCAATGATTTAAAAAAGCTGTCAGAACTGATTCTAAGCGGTTCAAATTTTTTCAAGTCCAGCAGTTGACAAACCCGATACCAATGATAGAATGAATGAGTCGATCAGAGGTTTCGGTCGTGTGACTGACTTAAGGATCGATTGGATTAAAGATTTTGGAGGTTGATTATGGCTGAAGTTACTACTCTTGATAAGCAGACCAGAGTGCGTTGTTCTGACGAAAAGTTTCTTGAAGCAGTTTTTTCCAGCAAGACTTATGCTGAGATTGCTACTAAGACAGGTCAGAAGGTTGCTAGCACAATGGCTCGTTATGCTCGTACCAAGGCTGCACTGTCCAAGAAGGGTATTGAACTGCCCGCTATGGAACGTGCGAAGCCTACAAAGACAGTTGACAATGTTGAGGCTATGGCTCAGGTTGTGGCTCGTCTTAAGGCCCATGCTAACGGTTGATTAAAAAACTAAAGACTCCGACTACATAAGTTAAGTGAGAGGCACACAAGTATAGTCAACCTCAAATCTATGACTTGTGTAGTCGGGGGATTATGGCCTCTTGGCGTAATAGGCAGCCGCAACGGACTTATACAATTTGAGTGCTTAGGAGGAAACCCCTAAAGTAGAATCGCTTAAATTCGGTGAAAGCTTAACTGCTAATACCGAGCCAAGTCTGAGTAATCAGAAAGGTGTAGAGACTAAACAGGCGATACCTAAAACTAGAAGTAGTAATGGTAAAGATATAGTCCAGACCACAAACAGAAATGGCAACGAAAGTTGTAGTGGTAAGAAAATCCGTTGGGAGTAATCCCGTGTGGGTTCAAGTCCCACAGAGGCCACTGTAGTGTGATAAGTAGAGAAATAAATCTCTTTGGTGTAGTCTAAATTAGACTACATCAAGGAGATTATTATGAAAAAATGTCGTAAGTGTCAACAAGAGTTTCCTAATAGAATAAAAGTTAATGGATCAATAAAAGTCTTAAACAGAAGAAAATATTGTTTGGAATGTTCCCCATTCGGACAAAGAAACACTAGGAAACTACATCTTCCTCAAACTCAAAGAGATAAAAATACCAAAAAGAATTGCCCTCAATGCGGAAGAGATTTTAAATGGAACAAAAACAATGTTTGTTGGACCTGTAGATCTTTTAATAGAAGAAAAAATAATAGATC